GTCTATATCGCCGACGGAGGCGCACCGGTTCTGGTGCGCCTCATTGCCCGACGCGCCGATGACGTCACCGAGTTCGGCGATGCCCGGCTCTGGTCGGAAACCACCCGCGTCGACCTGCAGGTGGCCGAAGTGCCGAACCCGCACCCCGGCGACAGGATCGAGATTGATGGTGAGGCCTTCCTCATTCAGGGCGAGCCGGTCCGCGACCGCGAACGACTGGTCTGGACAGTTGACCTGAGGCCTGCATGAAACTGCGACTCGACATAGACCCCGACATCGTTGCCATGATGGCGGCCGAGGTTGCGGCGGGGGAGCGTGCGGTGACGGCCGCGATGCGCGAGGCTGGGACCGGTCTGAAAGCCGCGTGGCGGACGCAGATCACCGGCGCAGGGCTGGGTACCCGGCTTGCCAACTCGATCCGCCTCGCCAGTTTTCCGAAGTCCGGCGAAAGCCTGAACGCGGCCGTGCTGGTCTGGTCGAACGCCCCGGTAATCGTCGGTGCGCATGACACCGGGCCGCTGATCCGGTCCAAGAATGGCTTTTGGCTAGCGATCCCTACGCCAGCGGCTGGCAAATCCACCCGTGGCGGCCGGATCACCCCCGGCGAATGGGAACGCCGCACTGGTCTGCGCCTGCGGTTTATCTACCGCCGGAGGGGCCCGAGCCTGCTGGTGGCCGAGGGGCGGCTGAACACCAAGGGCCGGGCGCTTGCTTCCAAGTCGAAGACCGGGCGCGGCGTGGCAACTGTGCCGATCTTCCTGCTGGTGTCCCAGGTGAAGTTGCCAAAACGGCTGAACCTCGCGCGGGACGCAGAGAAGGCACATGACGCCGTGCCAGGGCTGATCGTGGCCAATTGGGTGGACGGCGATGATTGATGACGACGATGCGGAGACTTCTTAACGCATTACCGGATCGCCTACGTCATCGGTGAACCCTATCTGCGTCCAAGTTTGCCGAATTCGCTGTCCAGCAGGGCGCGGATTTTTTTCGATGCACCGCGCAGGGCGGCGTCCACATTGGCATCATTGTGGGTGACAGTCTGCGGCTGCATCCCCTCGGGACGTGCCTCGACGGTGCAGCGAATATCGTCGGCTCCGCCCTTTGCACCGTTCACATCAGCCAGATGCACCTCGATCCGTGACAGCCGGTCGGTCAGATGTCCCAGCGCGGAAGTGACAACCGTTTCGGCCACTTCGGCCAGACGTTCGTCGCCTTGAATGTTGGCATCGGTATTCAGTTGAAATTGCATGTCGGTCCTCCTGTATGTCTGATCACCTATCATGAGAGACCCTGCAGGTCACTGATCCAGCGCAAGTATACCTGCACGATCAGTAAAATAGCCTGCTCCCTGACAGCGCAGGCCAGGATTCAGAGCCACCGACAATGCCCACAATCCGCGAAACCATCCTCACCGCGCTGCACGCGCTGCTCTCAGGGCTGCCCGCCACAGCCCTGCGCGGCGACGTCCTGCCCGAACGCGTGCCAATGGCTGGCCTGGTGATCCTGCGAGATGGTGAACCAGGGGAGCCGGAGGTCACGCTGTCGCCCCTGCGCTACCATTATCAGCACCGGGCCGAGATCGAGGCAGTCGTCCAAGGTGCGACACGCGACGCCGCCTTCGACACGCTAACCGCTAGCATTGGCGCTGCAATTGCTGCCGACCGCACGCTGGGCGGTCTCTGCGACTGGGTCGAAGCGGAAGCGCCCCGCCCGGTCGATCTGCCGGTTGACGGCGCGGCCAGCCTGAAGGCGGCCGTCATCCCGGTAATCCTGCACTATTTCACCGCCGATCCACTGGCCTGATCAACCGGCTTTGTGTCTGTGGTATATGGTCGGGACTTGCACTTCCCCTCAACCTGCGCACCGCTCTCGATGCTCAGGCTCTCATAGGTGATTTCGCCGGTCACCCGCGCGCTGCTGTGCAGCCTGACCTTGCCACCGATGACCTGACCGTTGAAGCGTCCCTTGATGGCGATACTGGCGGCGTGCAGCTCGCCTTCGACCTCGCCAGTCTCCTCGATGACGATCGCGGACGCCTCCACACGCCCCTTGACGAAACCGGGCAACTCGACGGTGCCGGGAAAGAACAGCTCTCCGGTGATGCGCGAGCCCGCGCCAAGATGCGAGCGGCCACCGGTCCCGGCGGTGGGGTTCTTTTCATCTGCCATTTAAGTCTGCCTTTTTCAGTTTCGACCCCTCCCGGGGCTCATCCCCTTCCACATACAGGAGAACCCACCATGGCACGAGCCCAAGGGGCGCGGGCGCAGATGGCGCTTGCGTATGAGACGAGTTATGGAACGCCACCGGTCGGCGGATTCACCAGGATGCCCTTCGCCAGCACGTCGCTTGGCGCGGAGCAGCCGCTGCTGAACTCCGAACTGCTCGGCTATGGCCGCGATCCACTGGCGCCGATCAAGGACGCGGTGACGGCGGACGGTGATGTCGTGGTGCCGCTCGACGCCGAGGCATTCGGCTTTTGGCTGAAGGCGGCCTTCGGTCAGCCTGTCACCACCGGCGCTGAAGCCCCATACAGTCATGAGTTTCAATCCGGATCCTGGACGCTGCCCAGCATGTCGATCGAGACCGCCATGCCCGAGGTGCCGCGCTTTGCGATGTATTCCGGCTGCGTGCTCGACCAGATCAGCTGGCAGATGCAGCGCTCCGGGCTGCTGACCGCAACGGCGCGACTTGTGGCGCAGGGCGAAACGCTGGCAACGGCAACAAGCGCGGGCACGCCCGCGGATATCGACCTCAAGCGGTTCGGCCATTTCAACGGCGCGATCAGCCGGAACGGCAGCGCCCTCGGCAACGTGGTCTCGGCCGAAATCACCTATGCCAACAACCTCGACCGGATCGAAACGATCCGCAGCGACGGCAAGATCGACGGGGCCGACCCGTCCATCGCCGCACTGACCGGCCGGATCGAGGTTCGCTTTGCCGACAGCACGCTCGTGACACAGGCGATCAACGGCGATCCCTGCGAGATCAGCTTCGCCTATGTCCTGCCCTCCGGGGATAGCTTCACCTTCACCGTCCACGCCGTCTACCTGCCGCGCCCCCGGATCGAGATTTCCGGGCCGCAGGGCGTGCAGGCCACCTTTGACTGGCAAGCGGCGAAAGCCGCAAGCCCCGCCCGCATGTGCACCGCAACTCTGATCAACGATATCGAGGTCTACTGATGATCCGTCTGAACCTGACCGCTACGCCGCAATGGCTGGACCTCGCCCCCGGCTTGCGCCTGCTGGTCGGCCCCCTGACCACCGCGCTGATGGTTTCAGCGCGTGCCGATCTTGCCATCGAGGCAATGCCCGAAGGTGCTTCCCAAGAGGAGCTGGCGCTGGCCATGGCCAAGGCCGTGGCCCGGCGCGCGGTGCTGGATTGGGAGGGCGTCGGCGATGACGCAGGCAACGTTTTGCCCGTTTCGCCCGAAGGCATCGACGCCCTGCTGGAAATCTGGCCGGTCTTCGAGGCGTTCCAGACTCAATACGTCGCACGTGGCCTGATCCTGGACGCGGAAAAAAACGTCTCCGCGCCCTCGCCGAGTGGTCCTTCGGCGGCGGCGACCGGTACTGTTCGGCCTGCACGGGGCGCTGCCCCGACTGCCCGGCAAGACTGAACCGGCCACAAACGCAGGACGGTTGGCAGGTCTGGGATCTGGTCGGCCGCCTTGGTGGCCAGCTGCGGGTGATCCCCGGCGCTGTATTGGGCTGGGACATGGGGGCGGCTCTCACACTCGCAGCCGCGCTGGGCATCGACGCCCTGATCGCCGCCGAACTGCTGCCCGAGATCGAGGCAGTGATGGTGCGCAAACTGAACGAACAGATGGAAGGAGGCCGCGATGGCTGAGAAACGCGTATCCGTCCGCCTTGTGGCGGAAGGCGGTCGCCAGGTCCGCGCCGAACTGGAAGGCGTCGGTGAGGCCGGAGCGCGTGGCTTCGGGCGGCTGTCGCGCGAGATGGACATGGCGAATGCGCGCGTTGCCGCCTTTGCCCGCCGCGCCACGCTTGCCGCCGCTGCTGCCACTGCAGCGCTGGCGGCGGCGGGGGTCGCTATGATCCGCTCCGGCCTGCAGACCGTCGATGCACAGGCCAAGATGGCACAATCTCTCGGCACGACCGTCGCCAGCCTTCAGGTGCTGGAGCGGGCGGGCGATCTGGCGGGCGTGTCGATGGGTCAGGTTGAGCAGGCCACCGTGCAGCTGACGCGACGGCTGAGCCAGGCGGCCGCCGGGACCGGCCCCGCTGCAGACGCGCTGGAGCGCTTGGGACTGTCTGTGACCGATCTGATCGCCCTGCCGCTGGATCAGCGTGTCGGCGCGATCAACGCGGCCATCGAGGCATTTGTGCCGGTCGCCGAGCGCGCGGCCGTCGCCGGGCAGCTCTTCGGCGAGGAAGGCTCCATCGCCATGAGCCGGATCGATACGGCGACGTTGCGCCAGGCGACAGAGGACGTGCTCGCATTCGGTGTTGTTGTCTCGGAAGCTGATGCCGACCAGATCGAGCGCACCAATGATGCAATCTCGCGGCTTGGCCTGATCTGGCGGGGGCTGTCGAACCAGCTGGCGGTTGCCGCAGCCCCCGCGCTCGAAGCGGTGGCCAATGCCATGGCGGCCGTGGCCAGTCGCACCGGCCCTCTCGGCATCGCCATCCGCGGCCTCTTCGACAATATCGGTCGCATTGCCACCTACGCGGGCACGTTCGCGGCCTTCCTGGCTGGGCGCTGGGTGGCCGGAATGGCGGTTGCAGCCCTTTCCGTGCGCGGGCTCGCAACGGCGCTGGTGGTGATGCGCGGCGCGCTCATTCGCACCGGCATCGGCGCCCTGATCGTTGGCGCGGGCGAGCTCGTCTATTGGTTCACCCGGTTGGCCTCGGGCGCAGGCGGGTTCGGCGAGGCCATGCGGCTTTTGAAGGATGTTGCCATCGAGGTCTGGGACCGGATCAGGATGGGGGCATCTGCTGCTGGCGCCCGTGCCACGGCGATGCTCTACGACCTCAAGGCCGACGCCGCTTCCGGCATGGCATCCGCGATCGAGAGTGTCGTGGGCTTTGGGAATACCACCGCCAACACATTCCAGGGAGCGCTTCTTGCAATCAAGGAAATCTGGTCACGCCTGCCGGACGTGATCGGCGATCTGGTCTTCTCGGCCGCCAACCGCATGCTGGGCGGGATAGAGGCCATGCTAAACGGAGCGATCCACCGGATCGACGCGTTCACCGGAAAGCTTCGCGACGCGCTGGCCACTGTCGGCATTGAGACAACCTTCGGAGAGATTGGCGATATCAGCCTCGGCGACATTCCGAATCCCTTTGCAGGTGCCTCGGCTGATGCAGGCACGGCTGCGGCCGATGCCTTCCGCAGGGCGTTCGAGGACACCCCGCTCACGCCATCGGATCTTGGGCTGGACGGCATTGCCGCAGACGCACTTGCGACCGCCAACACCTACCGGCAGGCGGCAACGGACCTGGCCGCAGGGGCCAAGTCTCCGCTCTCTTCCTGGGAGGCGCTACGGGATGCCGTTGCGGCGGCTGGCGATGAGGGTGCCGCCGCGCTTGATGCGACAACCGTCTCTGCCGGCCGGGTGAGCGCAGCGCTTGAGCAAACCAGGAACCAGGCCGCCAGCGCGGGCGGGGCGGCACGCCAGGCCGGAACTCAGGGGGCCGCAGGCGCAGAAGACGCCGCAACCGGCTGGCGCGCCGTCACCAATGCGCTGTCGGACTATGCCCGCACCGCGATTGATTGGGGCAAGGGCCTCGGCGACACCCTCACCGGCGCCTTCCGCGGCGCTGAGAGCGCCTTCCGCAGCTTCGTCGAGACCGGCAAGTTCGACTTCAAGGGGCTGGTGCGTTCGATCCTGGCCGATCTCGCCGTGCTCTCGTTCAAGCGCGCCGTTCTC